TTCTGAGTTCCTGAATTGTCATTGTCATAATATCTACCTCCAATTAGTGTTTCAATAATGCCAATCTCTTGTCGAGCTGGTCAATCGGTGTACCTTTTACAGGTGCGGATGCAGACAGCTTTCGGAGAAGGCTGTCCATAGATGCGACAGCGGAATAGGAACGTGGTGTCATATCCTCTGTCTTTCTGGGTTTGAGTTTACCATCCTCGTCCTCTTCGGGAGTATCACCCTCAGTTGATGTATCAGGATTATCATCATCCGTTTCATCCTCTTCGGGTTCAGGGACAGGTGTACTCTTTTTACTGTCAGCAAAGAGAATTCCGTCAACAAATCCCATGCTCTCAGCTTTCTTTGCATTGAGCCATGTTTCCTCATCCATCATATGTGCAAGTTTTGCACGGGAAAGATGTGTTTTTTCCTCATATGCGTTGATAATAGATTCCTTGACCTCTTCAAGAAGTACAATTGCCTGTTCTAAATCTGCCTTATTGCCCATAGCAAAAGTGGCGGGATTATGGACCATCAGCATTCCGGTCGGAGCAATGAGTGTTTCATCACCAGCCATAGCCACAACGGATGCGGCAGAAGCGGCAATGCCGTCAATCTTAATCGTAACCTTGCCCTTATGATTACGGAGCATGGTGTAAATCTGTGATGCCGCAAAAACATCTCCGCCGGGGCTGTTCAGCCAAACAGTAAGATTTCCACTGATTTTTGAAAGTTCGTCTCTGAAAATAGCAGGGGTAATTTCATCTCCCCACCAAGTTTCATCAGAGATAGGTCCATTGAAGAGCAGCTCTGTTTCTGCTGTTTCTTCGTTTTTAATCCAGTTCCAGAATTTCTTCATTTTCTGTATCCTCCTTGTATTTTACGCCGATGTAGTCCAGAACCTTTCCAAGTCCGAGACCATTGTTATCCGGCAGCCACACACCGCTTTCATCTGTACCGCCGTTAATGCAGTAATTGTACAGCTTCGGATGTGATTCCGCCAGTTGCTGAAAACGGTTAGGCTCTTTTTCAAGATGACAGCCGAACATACAAAAAACACAGCCTGTTCGCTGTGCTTTCGTGGTATGATATTTTCCGCTTTCATCTATTACAATATCGCCGTATACTTCTTTCGCATACGGAATATTTCGTGTATAAATGTATTCAAGCACGTCCTGTTCCGTCCAGAACGATATGGGCTGTGAGCGTGGGCGCTTTGCATCAAAAGCGTTACAGCCGTGAATCAGCCATTGTTCCTTTCGCAGTCGGCTTTCAGATGCCATTGTCGCTACAATGGGAACTCTGCCTGTTTCTTTCTCATACTGCTTCATGGGATTTTTCTTCATCACCGTGCAACATTCGGAAGAACAATTGAAAGGTGCATCCAGCATGAATTTCCATTTTTCGCAGTTGAACTGACTTTTCTGACCGTTTTTATCTACTGCAAGACCGCAGAGTTTCATGTAATCACCATGATTTTCTTCACGTCCTTCAGCGATTGCTTTCTTTGCATACTGCACACGCCTTGCCACTTCTTTTGAAATCACAGGGTACCCGTATTTTTCAATTACCTGTCTGAATGTCATCTTCGGTCGGACAATGGTTACATCACCGATGCTTTTCACAAAAGCTTTGATTTCAGGGTATTCCAAGCCTGTGTCAACAAATACGGCAGGAATTTCATAATACGGAAACGTACTGCGGATAATATCAAGCAGCACCGTGCTGTCTTTTCCGCCTGAAAAGCTGCAATACACATCACCTCCGTAATGCTCATACCAGCCACGGATTCTGCTTTGAGTCATTGCAATTTTGATATCAAGCGGAAGTGACTGCATCTGGTACAGGTCACTGATCTGATGCTTCATTTTCATCACCACCATTCTTTTCATAAAAAGCTCCTGCATCTATCAGTTTCGTAAACGAACCGTTCACAAGATACAGGTCTCCGCCTTCTTCCTTTGGAATCATATTCATATCCTCAAGCTCACGGATATCATTTGCCGACATCCATCCGTTTTGTCTTGCTGTAGCGTAACCCTGCATACGGGATGCATAATCACCACGAAGCAATCCGTCAACGTTGAACTTCACGAAATACTGACCTTTTTCAGAATCGGAAAACAGAGCCTTCTGTAATCCCTGTTCCCATCGCACAAGCCATGGGTCTAAGGTGTATTTTACAAATTCAAGTGACTGCTGTTCGATATTGCTGAAGGTTGCGTGTTCGAGATCACCAATCATGTGAAGTGGTACACGATACAGCCTTGCAATTTCTTCAATCTGAAACTTTCGTGTTTCAAGGAACTGCGCTTCGTTATTCGGAATTGCAATCGGCGTGAATTTCATGCCTTCTTCAAGTACGGCAACCTTATGAGCGTTTCTGCCTCCGTATGCTCTCTGCCATGCATCACGCACACGTTCGGGATTTTTGATTACTCCCGGATGCTCAAGCACACCACTTGGAGATGCTCCATTACCGAAGAAGGAAGCACCGTACTCCTCACAGGCAATAGAAATACCGATTGCATTTTTAGCAAGTGCAATCGGCGAATAACCCACAAGGCCGTCAAATCCCAAGCCCGGAATATGAAGTACATCATCTGCATCAAGAATAATGTCACCCTGTTCCTTAATATTCGGATTTGCTTCATCATATCGGCTGTAAATATATATCAGCCTGTTATGTTCATCACGGTCAACCTTCATTTTATCGGGCATCAAAGGATATAAGCCGATAACATCACCTCTGCCGTTTCGGATAATCTGTGCATAAGCATTACCGTAAATCAGCAGATGTGACATCAGAGTTTCTCTGAAAACGAAACTTGTCATTTCGGGATTCGGCTGATCGTGTAGCAAAAAATAAAGCGGGTGCTGCGGCACTCGCTCTTTTCCGTTATCGGTGTATTTGTAAACGTGAAGCGGTAACTGTGCAATTGCCTCCGATAAAACTCTGACACAGGCAAACACGATGATGTGCTGCAGTGCTGTTTTATCTGACACACGCTTACCGCTGTTCGCTCGTCCGAAGAAATATGTGTAGGACGGGCTGTCATAGCTGTTCTTCGGCTTGTCACGACTTCGGAATAATCCGCTGAAAATACTCATGGGCATCAACTCCTTTCAATGAGACAGGAGCCCTTTCGGACTCCTTGTTGTTATTTGCTGTTCTTTCCTGCATTGTAGGCTTCAAGCAATGCCTTCTTGAGTTCCCAAACTGCAACCTCGAAGAAATCTTCTCCGTCGCTGCGTCTGGTTTCAAGGTCGCCTCTGCTTTCAATTGCGAGGATTTCCTTCTTTGCGATTTCCTGAATAATCTTTTCTGCCTTTGTCATTTTCTTGCCCTCCGTAGGTTTTTCCGTAGGCTTCGTGCCTTTCGGTAGTATGTATATTACCATACTATCTGCTACTTATCAAGTGTGACTAATGACAATCATTCGGCAGTATTTCAGGCTATATTATACATAAGAAGGAGTCCTTGCGGACTCCTTAATTTCATTCTTCTGAGTTTTCAGGAAGAAGAAGTGCATTGTTTCTGCTAAGGGCTTCAAGGGCAATGGAGTGGAGTCTGTTCTGTGTGAATGCCTCAATTTCTCCCTTTGCCTCGGTGACTGTTTTGTCCATCTGTCTCTGCATCTGTTCTGCTAAGAAAACTGTATCACTGCTAACGTTGTGTTCAAGGTTGCTGAGAAGGTTCATCAGCTCTTCCTTGTCCTTTTTTGTAAGCGTTCTCTTTGCTGTAATTTCCTCAACCTTTGCTTTTGTGTCAGCAACCTTTTTTCTTGCCTCTCTGATATGCTCCATCAGGTCATTTTCAAGCAATGCTCTGGTGTTTGGTACAGGAGGCTTTGGAATGTTTCCGTCTATTTCTGTATAGTCCAGGGTTACGGGAACTCCGTCTCCCATTCCCATTGATGTAATCGCATCGCTGAACTGTGTCTGGCTCATGTCAACCCTTAAAATTACATCCTCACCGTAGTATCTGGTTTCGCCGAAGTCTCTTTTTATGCTTCCTCGCTTGACTGTCATGGTGATATAATTTTCATGGGGAATTGTGCTGCCATGAAGTCCAATGCCACCTGAACTGCATCTTGAGAATGAAAGCATTCCGTAACATGGCTTGGATTCATAATTCTCTGCAATGTTGCCTGGCTTTGCCGCCTTGATGTTCTTGATTCTCTGCTGTGCATTGCGGATGATTTTTTTTAGCTCATCGATGTCTCCTTCAGCCTTGATTGATGCCATGATTTCCTGATTCATATTCAATACCTCTTTCTGATTTTGTTTTGGCTTTGTGCCTTTCGGTACTGTAATATTACCGCATTATCTACATAATAGCAATAGTGAGTAATGACAATCATTCGGCAGTATTTCGGGTAGTATTGTACATTACAGGATAAGCATCTCTCTTGAATCATAAACAGATTCTTCATTTGAACTTCCACAGCGAATCGCACGGTCGAGTGCCATTATTAAGGCAACCGCACCATCGATTTTTTCTGTCGATTTTTCTTTGTCCGGCTTGATATTTCCTGCAGGGTCTCTGCGAATAAAAATATTATCCATCATCCAACGGAGGACAGGGTGACCGTTGTGGGCAAGATTCTGTTCAAGGGTGAGTTTCATCAGTTCCTTTGTCGGCGGACTCATATCTTTGTAGCCCTGTCCGAACTGAACCATTGTAAATCCGAGCCCGTCAAGGTTCTGCGACATTTGTACAGCGCCCCAACGGTCAAACGCAATCTCCTTTATATTAAACCGCTGTCCCAGTTCATCAATGAAGTTTTCGATGAAACCATAGTGTACAACATTACCTTCAGTGGTTTTCAGGTAGCCTTGCCGTTCCCAGACATCATACGGAACATGGTCACGTCGGACTCGCAAGGGAAGTGTTTCTTCAGGCAGCCAGAAATACGGCAGAACGTAGTAATGTTCATCTTCATCTGTCGGCGGAAATACAAGCACAAATGCTGTGATATCTGTTGTACTTGAA